GCTTGACAAGCCAAATGGTCGATGGTATACTTAGGCTATCACAGGACAATTTTCTTTTTTGGAGACTACACAGATGAAACTTGCAGATCGTACCGTTGAAATTCACAGTCGAGGCATGGACAGTGCTAATCAGTTCACAATCGCCCAGACCAGCAAAATGTTTAAGATCCTTTCGGACTCTTTATATTCCGATAAGGTTATGGCAGTTATCAGAGAACTGTCTACTAATGCTTACGACGCTCATATTGCAGCAGGCAACCAGAATCCTTTTAAGGTTACTTTGCCTACCTCATCTAACCCTAACTTTACGGTGAGAGATTATGGTACTGGACTTTCTCAAGAGGATATGGAAGAACTCTATACGACTTATGGGGCTAGTAACAAGAATAACAGTAATGATTTTACTGGTTGTCTTGGTCTTGGTTCTAAGAGTCCATTTGCTTATACTAAGAGTTTTAGTACCACTTCTTACTTCAATGGTAAAGCATACAATTATATAGCGGCTATGGATGAGAATGGCGTTCCTAGTCTCAACCTATTCGGAGTCAGTGATACTAACGAACCTAATGGTCTTGAAATTAGTTTTGCAGTAAAGCAGTATGATTATCAAGAGTTTAATCAGAAGGCCAAGAGGATCTATCACTACTTTAAAACAAAGCCTATTGTAGAAGGTTCGGTTGATTCTGGTATGCAGGATCACTCTTACTCTTACCACAATTATGTGATTGATGGTGATGGGTGGAAGGTTGGTCGATTGTCTGGTGATAGCGGGCAATTTCCTTCATCGCACCATAATGCTGGTGGAGTTGTTGCAGTCATGGGAAATATTGCATACCCAGTTAGTGCCGATAAGATTATTGGTGAAGAAGAAGAGACTACTAATAGCAATATTCAAAAGTGGAATCGAACTTTCAGAAGGGCAGATGTTGACAACTGGAAGAACCTAGTCAGAGAGATTCTTAATGCTGGCCTATATCTACAAATCCAATTTGATATTGGTGAATTGGAGATGGATGTTAGTCGAGAAGGTTTGCAGTACACTAAGGGTGTGATCAATGTGCTGCGTAAAAAGACTCAAGAAATTTATCTTCAACTCAAGGAAGATATGACCACCAAGGTTGCAGAATGTACCAATCTGGTACAAGCATATCAGACATATTATAGTCTGAGTGATCTTGCTGGCGGGTATAGTGCGGGTGCTAGTTGGACTGATCCTGACGGCAAAACGCATGAACTGTCTAGTGGTGTAGACCTTGAATATAAACTAGGTAAGCACAAACAACTATATGCAATGAATTTTAGGTCTGCTACACATCGTAGTCGAAGGCTTGTGTATCTTACAGATAAAATCCACAGCGAAACTCTCAACGGTAAAGGCAGTAATTACTACTGGAACGCATCAACTAGAAAAGATAAGATTGTATTTTTCCAGTGTGATACTAGAAGTGCTGAGAGTGCCAAGAAGATAGTCACCAAGTATTGCAATCTCAATAATTGTTTTGGCTATCTTATGGTGGATAGCGAAAATCCTGAGACACATTCTGGTAAGGGTTTTGACGATATTATCAAGGATGTTGGTGCTAATAATATCCTCAAGGTTTCAGATTATCGTAGTCTACTGAAGTCTGGGACTCGCAAAAGTAGAGGAGTCTCTGGTAGAATTAGTGCTGATGAAATCTTTATTATCTCAAACTCTAAAGATTGTGATAGTCATTGTAATCGCCTGTCCGGTAAAAGTCTTAATGATTCTGACCATCTTAGAGAATTGTCTGAAGAATTGCTTAGTAGTCTGGAAGATAGTGAGCAGATCCTATATATTCCAATGACTAGATATGCAGCAGAAGAAGGTCATATCAGTATCTTTAATGTATACAGAAGGCTGTTGCATAAAGAAGAAGATAATTTACTCACTAAGATTTGCAAAAATAAGAATGTGTTTGCAATCAAGAAGGCTTCTGTAGATAAACTCAAGAAGCAGGGCTATAATCTTGTAGACTTTACCAAGTGGATTAAGCCCAGAGTAGAACATCTTGTGGAAAAGTTTTCTAAGGCAACTGCTAAGTATGAGGCCATCATGGATTATTGTCAGGATCAATATAGTTCCAATGATGAAACTTCTACAACAAGATGGAACAGTACTCATACGGACAGAAGGATAGCATATCATGTTGTCAATATGTGTGGACTGAACTATCGAGAGATTATTCAGAACTCTAAACTGTCGGATCTTATTGACCAGTGGATGGTAATGGAATTTTTCACCAACCATGTGATGATGGATGAGAAGTTCAAGAGTATTAAAAAGGATGATTATCTTGCTCATATGACAAAGATTTTGCATCAGTATGATCTGAATGGTTGCGATCCAGCCAAGATTAAAGACAACCATGTAAAACTTATGAATCTTTATACGCAGATTCAAGCGGTATATGGTTCATACGATGAATTTGAAGTATCTGTAGATGTGTCGAAATATACCAGCAAGATTGGAAAAATGTCAGACCTGAGAAAAAATCTTCAAGCAGAGGTTGACAAATCACCGATGTTCAAGTATATTGTTAGTGCGGTCGATGCAGAAGGCATACGAAATATCGCCAGCAAGGCATTTGTACCAGACCATTACTATGGATACAGAAGTGAGTGGTATGCTGCAAATGATCGTGAAGGTTTGGGTAAAGATTTAGGTAAATTGGTTTAAGGTTTTTAATCACAGGAGTTTTAATAATGAGTGTTCCTTTTATGTGGGTTGATGGTAATTTGACGGTGATCTTGGCGAACAAGGCTCACCAAGTTCTTCCAGATCATACAAATTACAAGTTGATTCTGGAGGCTCTACCAACTGCGACAGAAGATGAGTTGCTGGGATTGGTAGACATTGAAAAGGCAGTTGCAAATTATAGCAACGGTCAGGTTGAAGTTAAGAACGGGCGAGTTCTCTTTGAGGGCGAAGAAGTTCATGGAAGTATTAGTAAGCGAATTCTAGAGTTTATGAGCAAGGGTCTGCCTTTTGAGCCTCTCGTAAATTTCTTGAAGAATCTTATGGAGAATCCAAGTATGCAGAGTCAGACTGAACTGTATGATTTCTTGGAGCATGAAAATCTTCCTATCACTGAGGATGGACATTTCCTTGCATACAAAGCAGTCCGTAGCGACTTTAGGGATAAGTGGAAAGGTGAGTTTGACAACAGGGTAGGTCAGGTCTGCACAATGCGTCGAGCAAAGGTGGACGATAATCGCTCGGTGGGATGCTCTCAGGGACTTCATGCTGGTGCATTGAACTATGTGGCATCTTATGGAAGTGTTGAGGCTGGCGATAAGATCGTTATCGTTAAGATCAATCCTCAAGATGTTGTGAGTGTTCCTAGTGACTGTAATTGCGAGAAACTTCGTACTTGCAGATATGAAGTAGTCGGTGAGTATCAAGGCGAATTGCTCAAACCACTTTACAAGAGCGAGTTTGCTGAAGATGAATACCACGATGATGAAGATGATAACATCTACGACCAGTATGATGAAGATTACTGGGATCAGTATGATGAAAATGACGAAGAAGAATACGACGATTATTGATTCTGTGATTGGATGGGTGAGCAACTTGGGCTATGGCGGTTCGATCCCGCCACATCCTCTTGAGCCGCAAATGATGGTGGCGTTCACTGTCCCGGTTCTTTGGTTGATTTGATAGGAATTTGAATGATGACTACTTTTAGTAATGACCTTGGTTTTAACCCTTTTGACAAGACTAATGATGGGGCTAGTGAAGTAATGGGCGGGAAATTTCTTGACTCATTCGATCAACAGCATATCTTTTGCTACAACGGAAGTCCACGAAAAAAGATTAGCAGTATGAAGCATACGCAAAATATTACAGAGGTTTATGAAGCAAATAAAAACTCTGGTTCTGATGCTTACTTCTATATTAATGGTGGACGTAAGCAGTATGCGATTGATAAAATCGTCGCATGTTTCTGCGACATGGATGCTGGGCGTGATGAAGAAGGTAAGTATTTTAAGCCTAGTATAGTAATGAAGCATAAGGAGCGGTTCCTACAAAAGATCAATGAATTTCCTGTGCCTCCTAGTTGGGTTGTTGATACTCGTAACGGTTATCAGTGTTACTGGATTCTTAATCCAAATGATCGTCAAGTGAATAAAACAACATGGAAGGGTGTGCAGAAAAAGTTGGCTAATCATTTTGGTGGAGATCCTCTTGCCATTAAGATTAATCAGATTTTCAGGGTTCCTTATACTTGGTGGCGTAAGGGTTGGGAAGGTAAGGCTCCTTACTTTACCAGTATCCTCAAGGGTAGCACAGGTAATACTGTAGCATTTAATGACCTCAAGAATATCCTTGAAGGAACGTCTGCCAATATTGACTATCGCAAGATCAACAAAAGCAGTAATGCTTGGTTTGATGCTTGGAAGGTAGTCTCTGACGAGGCTGCTGCTAATGGTACTCCAATAGAAAAAATGAGTTATCAAGATCAAAGAAAATGGCATCGTAAAGTTGCTGATATTGTTTTTGAGGCATCTCATAGTCAAGAATTACCAGCGTCTAATGATCATGCAATTACTGATCATGCAATTACTAATCACGCAAAAGCTGTGCTTAAAACACTAAGTCAGGATAGTGTTGATGAGTTAGTAAATAAGTATGGGGATTATAGAACCACTGGCGAACCTCAACCAGTAGCCACTCTCGCTGATTCTAATATGCCTGTGTACGATCCACAAAAAGTTCTGCCAAGCGTTGATTTAAACGCTGACACTCAGCAGACGTTCCTTTTAAAGAAAACCGTAGAGTTCCTCAACCAAGTCTCTACACCGCTATGGTTCAGCAAGAATCATTTCTTGAGTCGAGCGGCTAGAGAACTGGCCGATGAGATTAGCGATAAATTCTGTGTGGGTTGATTTTGAAGTGGCTACGGGGTATAATGTAGTAGTCCGTTGTACCTCGTAGCCCTTCATTTTTCTGGAGTAAATTATGCATCAAGACCCAGAACATAACGATTATGATGATGATGAGTACAACTATTATCCAGAATATAATGAGTATGGGTATCCTAAAGATTTTAAAATAGACTGGGCCGCTTGGGAACAGTGGCTATCTAAAGCAATACAAGAAATCGTAGAAGAAGAAAATAATGTGTGGGTGTTTGGTGGCAATAAGAAAAAAACAGCCAAGAAGTTTCCTGTGAGTGATACGCTGTCCAATGGTGCATTAAGTGATAAATACTTTATGTACCTTGGCAGCAATCATTACGATGAAACTATGTGGAAGGCTAAATATTTTGCTAGTAGTGCAATCGAAAGAGAATACAAAAATTATCTGGCAGCCAATGCTGCATATATTTTAAAGCAGCCAAACTATTACAGATCAATGTTTGAAAATCTAAATTAAGGTGATATTATGGACGAAGGCTGGATGGAGATCGTCAATATTGATAAGTTGGTTGATTTTAGTCGCAGAGTTATATTCTACAACTTTGATGAGGCTAATGACGATCTAGACGATGAAGATTTTATGAAAAAAATAGAGAAGATAGAATCAAAAGATTCAACGGAAATGGATAAGGTACTACCAAGAGATGAAGTTAAAGCAATATTCTCAGATTTAGTATTCAAGAAAAGAAATAAGAATACTAAGAAAGTCGCTCTGTTTATTAAGGAAGAAGACTATGAACAAGTGCTTGCTCAACTAAATCAAAGAATGGTATCCAATATTGTTAAGGGTTTGGTGTCTAAGGGATTGGTAGAGTCAGCATTTGATAGCGAGAAAAACGATTTTGTATTTTGGGTAAGGACAGACTATGATGATCGCAAAAGAGAAAATCCAGAAACCGATTGAGTATGATATTAGTTTCAAATATATCTGTCAAAATTGTGGATATAGTCATTGGTTATTTTTAAGAGAAGTACAAACCAAAGGCTTCAAGGTTGTATGTGACTGTCTTGAGATTTTTCAGCCAGCAAACATATCTGGCATTGATATTGTTTATGAAAACGAACAAGAAAAACAATCAGAACTAAAGGCCGAACTTTCTGTATCAACAATAGAAAGTTGTGCGAAGTCTTTGGCTACACTTGGATATGAAATAGATGAATGTAAGGAAATGATCATTAAATCTTTTGAGGCTATTGGTACTGATGATGCCAAAGCAATTATTGAGTATTCTTTAAACAATTTTGGAGGTCAATATGTCTAATACAATTAGGCCAGCGTCTTTTGATGATGTTGTTGGTCAAGAAGATGCGATCCACCGTCTTCGCATT